GATGAAGAAGTATTAAATGATCTGCTTGAGAGTGTATCTGAAGATGTGCAATCAGTTTGAATTAAAGTTAGGATCGTCCAAAGTGTACCAGTAGTATGAACAACACTCAAATCGAACTCTTCAACTCTGCTCTTCAATCTCTGCCTCAATTCTGTGAAGAAATGGATGCAGATTGGTGCATGGTTTATGACTTCATGGAAGCACAAGTTGGCACTCTAACTGATGCTCAATGGGATGAAGTTGAGAAAGTTTATAACCCTTTCCTGAACGATTCCCGTTACTGATACAAACTGATTTTCCACTTAACTAACACAAAACAATGACAATTTCCAATCCCTACGTTGAAACCCTCATTGAGATGGGTTATGATGAACAAGACTGCCGAATGGTTGCTGATGCTGGGCGTCAGAAAGTAACCTATCCTCGTAACATTCACGGTCGCATCTTTGAGACTGAAGCAGAGTACAAAGACGCTCTTGCAGACTTCATCAACGGTCTGTAATTTCCTGAGTATTAAAGTTAGGATCGTCTAAACTGTACCAGTAGTATGAGCACTTACGTTTCACCTCTCACTTCTAAAGTCTACGAAATCGTTGAGACTTCACACACACGAAATGCCTGGGATTCTGAAGGCAATTTGACACCTTATGTGCAATCTGTGTTTGAGATCTATTATGAAGGTCGCAAAGTACAGTTCGCACTAACTGCTGAAGGTGTTGCAAATAGTGTAGCACATCTTGAGAATCCTGGTCCTGATATTTCTTCCCGCTTTGATTGATGGCATCCAGAAGTATTAAACTCCGCACTCCTAAGATGAAAACAATTCTGATCATCTTTACCGTTGCGTTTATACTCTCACCTGGAGTTCGCAACATCACATCCAACACATTGCACACTGTAGCAGACATCATCTCTCATGATTGAAACTCAATTCTTTATTCTTGATCAGGAACAATACGATCAACTTAACACCGAAGCACAAGAGGAAGGTGTTACACTGGACTATTATTTGTTTGAGTTTTGTAATGTCATAGGAGAGGAAGTTACATCGTATTAAAGTTAGGATCGTCCAAAGTGTCCTAGTAGTATAACCACTGAAATCTCCAACCATGCGAGTCATCGAAAAGCAAATGAATCATGCCATCAACAAACAAGTTGATTGGAAGAAAGATAACACTGAAGTTATCTCTTACACGAACACTTCTGATGTGTTTTTGTATGGTAATCTGATTGCCCGAATTGGCGAAACCTGGATCGAATTGTTCGATGGAGGTTATCAATCAAACACCACAAAGTCTCGTCTTAATGCTATTCTCTCAGAGCACGGTTGCCCTGGTGAGTATATCTTCCAAAAGAAAGGTCAGTGGTTCATTAACTACAACAATGCCACAATTCCTTTCTTCTCTGGTATGCGTTTGAACTGATTTCATTTACAACTCAGACTGAAATGTTACTCTCCAAAGCATCATTCAACGATCAAAAAGTTCTTCCGTTCATTGTGAAGAAAGAAGCAGAAAGAACCGAAGATGGTATCTACTCTCTGCACCTATTCTCCCGAATTGTTATCACCAAGGAAGGAAAGAAGTATCGTTATCTACCTCTACGATTTGAAGGTGAAGAAGCACGATTCCGCAAAAGATCTGATGCAGAAGAATATGCAAGGTACAGATTAGCACTTGATTGATGATAGATAGAGACCTCATCTACAGGGGTCTTTTTTTATGCTTTTATGCCAAAATAAGGTAAAAAAACAATAAAAAACGATTAAAAATGTATTAAAAAATATAAATGAGTTTTCAACATACCTGTGGAAAAGTGTGTGGAATGTGTGGAAAAGTATGTCTCTTATGTGTCTATAAAGGTGTTCTAATCCTTCTGATACGTTATAAACCTTCCGAGACCTTGTGATCTAAGCGAGCATAACATAAGGACCGCACTTTGTCAACTCCCAGGGTCACAAAATCCTCACAATCCCCCCGCCAAAATCCACAGAGTCCTCATAAATACCCCCAAGGACTTGACACAATCCTCGAGGCATCTTACAATACCTCTATACACATTCGGAGCGTACTTATGTCAGTTGCTTATAGTCAGGCACAGAAGCAGCGTTATAGAGTCACTCTAGATCTATCAGTGTTCGGTGACTTCGACCCACACCAGATTGATTGGGAGAAGTTATTTAAGTTGGAACCTGCAGAGAAGTGTGATGCTTATGTCGAGGACCTAAGTACACCTGACAACTGGTAATCTTCAAGGTATTAAAGTTAGGATCGTCTAAAGTGTCCTAGTAGTATAGGGGGCACACAACCGCCCCTCTCACAGACACTAACTCTTTCCAAATGACTGCCACTTACCAACGCAACATCCTCTCCACTGAGTATAATGGTTGGGAGAATTATGAGACCTGGAATGTTGCTCTGTGGATCAACAATGATGAGGGTTTGTATCACCTTGCTGCCGAGTGTGGTGATTATGAAACCCTTGTAAATCGTCTGTACAATGATTATGGAGTGCGCGAAACTAAGGACGGTGTGAAGTTTGCCGATCCGAAAGTTAACGTGATTCAACTTAACTCAGACGTGTTTGATTTCTGACCTTAAGTAACACTCACTCATTCACTTCTTCGTCATCATGTTCCTGAGAATCTACGTTTCTTTCGCTAACTTTCTTGCTGAACATCTACCCGTCTTTATTAACATCGACTGCAGTGATTGCAAGACAGTTGAGCATCTGATTCTGTCGCCACTTCATGGGGTTGCATTGATCAAAACTCATACAGGTCAAGTGTATAGCAAACCCTGCCATCCGTTTGATATGCTTCGCCTCAGAAAGTGTGATTCGGTAAGTAACTGGATCAACGACTATTGTTTCGGTTGATCATCACCTACTAAGCACACAGTAGGTAACACACAAGGGAATAAGATGCGCCCTATAAAGACACTTACTTAACACACACTAACTAACAACAAACAACACAAATGTCTAAGCAAGTTCTCATCTCTCTGCTGGCACAAGGTAACACTGGTGCTGAGATTCTCCAGATTCTGGATACTCTGGCAGAAGACAATCAGCAGTCAGTTGCTTATGCTGAACCGACTGCAGATAGCATCGAGTTCTGATACTAACTGTGTGCCCCTTGGTTGACACTGAGGGGCATATGTGTTAGAATTTGAGTGCGTGATTCGGCAGTGTTTTGATGCCGATTGTTTAAAGCGCCGCGCGGCGTTGCGTATATAAAAAAGTTGGGTCCCAGTGACCTCCAGAGGTGACAAATCGAGAGAGAAATATCAAACGATGAAAAAAATTCCGGAGAAAAAAATTTATCCGACAAGGTTTGATGGTTACTATGTTGGTAGGGACGGCACCATCTGGACGCACTGGACATTAGATGGATATGTTGGAGAAGTTCGGAGAATGAACGAATCTCCTAGAGGTGGAGCAGATCCAAATGACAGATATTTGAGTATTAATATATCACTTAAAGATGAGAGTGGAAAGACTTTAAGGCAGATTAAGTATTACTCACATAAATTAATTGCTGAGACATTCATAGAGAACCCCCACAATAATCCTGAGGTCAACCATAAGAATCGGAATAAACTGGATAATCGTGTAGAGAATCTTGAATGGACGACAAGAGAGAAAAACATGCAACATCTGAGCGACACATTAAATGATGTCGTAATACGGGAAAAACCACTTATAGAAGAGTATATTCCAGTTATCGATCATGTACCAGATAATTGGAAAGTATTTTATAAACCTGAGAAAGTAATTGTACAACCAAAACCAAGATTTAAAATTATTGATTATATTGAATCAAAAGAGTATGATGTAATTTACGTAAGTTCTTGGGTAGAGAGTAACTGGGATAAGATCTCAAAGAGGTGCCGAATAAAAAAACCAAATAATTTTTACATGAATTTAATGGGTGCAAGAAGAGAAGGAAAAGATTTTCATGGTATTAAAGTAGTGAATATATAAAGCGTGGCACAAAAAATTCCGGAAATTTTTTTATATGGAAAAGATTTATCACATCTATGCAAAAGATAGATGTTTATTTCATTCTTTAAAAGAGGATGAATTTGTGGTTACATGGAATACTCTCAATAACATGGTTGGTTTAATGAAAACTGATTATGCTGTTGAGGATTTGTCATATGAGGAATTGTTCATAAACAAAGAAGTTTCACTGAACTCGTCACATTGACAATTCCTATATACACTGTTAAAATTGAACTGTAGTGATTTCAAACTCATGGCAAAAGGATTTACTGTAAAAGCAGCATCACCAAAACCAAAAGAAGAATGGGATTTTGATGCGATTAAAGAACGAATGAGAGGGAAGAGTATTGTATTCTGTCTTCCTGGTCGTGGATGTTCTTTCATTTTTCTCAAAGCATTTGTACAATTGTGCTTTGATCTAGTACAAAATGGAATGAGTATTCAGATCAGTCAGGATTACTCTTCTATGGTGAACTTTGCACGTTGTAAGTGTCTAGGTGCAAATGTTCTACGTGGACCTAAGCAAGTACCTTGGGATGGCAAACTGCAATATGATTATCAACTTTGGATTGACTCGGATATTGTCTTTGACTCTAACAAGTTCTGGCAACTCTGTGATCTTGCACTGAGTGAAGATGGTACAGAGCGTGAGATCGTTGCTGGTTGGTATGCAACAGAAGATGGACACACAACTTCTGTCGCTCACTGGTTAGAAGAAGATGATTTCCGCAAGAATGGTGGAGTCATGAATCATGAAACCGTTGAGTCTATTTCAAAGCGTAGAAAGCCTTTCACAGTTGATTACACTGGATTTGGTTGGGTACTGATTAAGAAAGGTGTATTTGAAAATCTTGAGTATCCTTGGTTTGCTCCTAAGATGCAAGTTTTTGAATCTGGCAATGTGCAGGATATGTGTGGTGAGGATGTTTCATTCTGTCTTGATGCCAAGGAAGAAGGTTTTGAGATCTGGTGCGATCCTCGGATTAGAGTTGGACACGAAAAGACACGCATTATCTGATGAGATATAACGTACTTTATAAAGGACGTAAAATTTATACGAACCTCGGTATAGAAGAATGTACTGAGGTTCTTGAAGACTTCTCCCAACGTTTTTTCTCGGGAGAAGATGTTGACCCTAATTTAATTGAACTGGAGGAAATTTATGGCTAAAGGTGGATCTAATAAGACTGTGTTTGAACCTGGAGCACCTAAGAAAACTCGTCAAGGACGCTCGGCAAGAACTCTTCTAAGTGCAACCTCTCGTAATGGACGTAAGAAACGTTATCGCGGTCAAGGTAAAGGTTAATAGTATAGATAAGGCAGGGACATCTCTGCCTTTTTTAGTATCTTTATATGGCATATCTAAATCATAACCTTCCAACATTTACTTGTTATATTCGTAACGAATTTCTCTACAATCATAAAAAAGGTCATGGGGAGGTTACTTTATGCGATGTACACTCTGTAGCGTCCTTAGAGAAGCACGTACCCCTCTTTGAGGCGTTTTTAGAGAACGGGGTGAATTGGACTCGTAGACCGATTCATGCATTCTGTTGGAAACCTGATGCACCTGTACCAGAGTTAGAAGAATGTATGTGGTGGGATTGCTTTTCTCCATACATTGATGTTCAAGTACGTTCAAGACTGGCTAACTTACGTGCAGAACTGATCAATTATAAAGGGAAAAAGAATGAAGGAACGTACATGTTCACTCTTGATTGGTCATGGGAGTCAAAATCTACTCTGAATACTAACTTTAGTGAGACTCCAGAGCATAAATGTGCTCATTTTTTCAAGATGGATGATGGAAATTTCTATGCATACCCCAATAATAAGATATTGTGGTACGATGATGCATGGACAAAGAATAGAATTACCAAAAATCCAGGGTATGAAATTGATTTAACCGAATATTCAGTCGAAAATCGTCGTAAAATTGAGACATCTGATGATTTTATGTACGAAATTACGAAAATTCGGGATAGCAACCCCGTAAAAAGTTCTGATTTAATAAATCAGGAGCAAACAAATGACCAAAAAAGTCGATAAGGATGAAAATTTTATGAAAAATGAGTGGGGGACTCAATTTCTATCGTCAGAATATGGTTGGGAGTCAAAGATTGCCAACTCAAAAGTACTTCAAGAAATAGCAAATCATGATCTAGCAAGGAAAAAACATGATTTTAAGCATCAAAACGAATTACACTCAAAAATTCGTAATGATGAAGACTATGATGATTGGGAGTATGGTACTGAACCCCTCTATGAACCTAATAAATAAAGGAAATATTGTGTTCATAGATGCCATTACAGAGGGTCAGTCAATCATTTAGGGATATTAGTCTAACTTTTAACACAAATCCACTGAATTTGGATTTGCTTGACCTGAGAAATGAATCAGCTATTGCTCGTTCAGTTCAAAATTTAGTACTGACTCAACGAGGTGAGAGACCTTTTAATCAAAATTTGGGTTCTGATGTGTCAAGAACCCTTTTTGATAACGTTGATTTGATTAGTTCTGCCGCAATTCAATCAAGTATTGAAGATGTAATCAGAACTTACGAACCAAGAGTTGAATTGAGAAGAGTTGTTGTGGATCCCAATGAAGATTACACCGGATATTATGTAACAATTTTGTATGATATAGTAGGTATTGAGGCACAAGGTCAAAGACTAGAATTTGCATTACAACAGACACGATAATGTCACTCATCAATTTTACAAATCTGGATTTTGACCAGATAAGAACATCAATTAGAGATTATTTAAGAACTAACTCAAATTTCACGGACTATGATTTTGAGGGTTCTAATCTCTCTGTGATTATTGATATTCTTGCATACAACACATATATTGCATCCTATAATGCAAATATGGTGACTAATGAAACCTTTATTGATAGTGCTACATTAAGAGAAAACGTTGTCTCTCTTGCTAGAAATATTGGTTATGTACCCAGATCTAAGAAATGTGCAAGAGCAAGTATATCTTTTTTCATTGACAGCAGCACTTATCAGAATAGACCAACTTCAATTACTCTACACAAAGGTCTAGTTTGTACGTCTGCACTTGGATTTGAAAATCAGAATAGGACATTTTCAATACTTTCGGACGTAACAAGACCAGTTGTTGCAGATTCTGCTCTTTTTGAAAATATTGATGTTTTTGAAGGTACATATCTAACAACAAACTTCACAGTAAACCCTCTTACTCCAAGGCAAAGGTTTATTATACCCAATCCAGGAGTAGATACTGACACAATTAGAGTCGTTGTAAGACCATCTGAAGGATCTACAGTAAGTAGAGAGTATGTACAAACAGATTCTCTATTTGGTGTTAATGCAACTGATGCTGTATTTTATGTTTATGAAATTGAAGATGAAAGATATGAGATAATTTTTGGAGATGATGTTTTTGGTAGAAGACCAGAAGATAATAGTTATATTGAAGTATCTTACATAGTCAGTAATGGATCTCTAGCAAACAGAATTGATAACTTTGTCTTTGCTGGAAGATTAACATACAATGCTGGTGGATCGGAAATAACTGCAACAACAGGAATATCCCAAATCTTCACAAATGAAGTCGCAGCAAACGGAAAAGAGATAGAAAGTATTGATTCTATTAAAAAGTATGCTCCAAGGTTCTACTCTGCCAGATACAGAGCAGTTACTGCAAGAGACTATGAAATCATAACTCCAAGAGTTTACCCATATATAGATGCTATTGCTGCATATGGTGGAGAAGAATTAAACCCACCGCAGTATGGAAGAGTATATTTGGCAATTAAACCAACAAATGGACCATTTTTATCAAATAGTGCAAAGAATGAAATAAGAACTAGATTACGTCAGTATGCAGTTGCGGGGATTCAACCAGAAATTGTTGATCTCAAATACCTGTACTTAGAAACTGACGTTGTTGCATATTACAATACCAATCTAGCACCTAGTCAATCATTTGTAACATCAATAATATCCCAAAATATAGAGGAGTATGCAAGGTCTCCTGAACTAAACACTTTTGGAGCAAGATTTAAGTATAGTAAGTTCTTAAAACTCGTTGATGATAGCCACCAATCAGTAACTTCCAACATTACTAGAGTTGTAATGAGAAGAGATATGAGAGTTGCTGCAAATTCTTTGGCAGAATATGAACTATGCTATGGTAATGAGTTCCACATTAGTAATGAATCTGGGTATAACATTAGATCTAGTGCATTTTATGTTAGTGGATACCCATATCCAGTGTATCTTGGTGATATGCCAATCATGACAAATAGAAGATATGGTAGATTGTTCCTTTTCAGACTCAACTCTGCATCAGATCCCCAAATCGTAAGAGATTCAATTGGTCAAGTTGACTATATGCGCGGTGAAATTAGATTAAATCCAATCAACATTACAAGTTCTTCAATTAATGATGATATCCCTATTGTACAAATATCAATAGCACCACACTCAAATGATGTTATTGGATTACAGGATCTTTATTTGCAGATAGATATTAATAGCAGCACTGTTAGTGCTTTACCTGACACGATTTCTTCTGGTGCTGATGTATCAGGAAGCAATTATATAGTTTCTTCAAGTTATTCAAACTCCAGTCTAGTACGTGGAGTTCCTCTAACTTCAACAGCATCAAACTAAAAGTTTACCGACTAATCCTTATCAATTCTATTAATGTCGTAAAATGATATCAACAGAGAGAACCAGAGTAAAAATTAAAGAAGTTGTTTCTTCACAACTCCCAGGTTTTGTTAGAGATGGATATCCTCTACTAGCAGAATTCGTACAAGAGTATTATTCTTCACAGGAGTACTCTGGGTCTCCACTTGACTTACTACAAAACATAGATCAATATTTTGATCTAGAATCATTGACCAATCACACAAAAACATGTGTGTTGGATGGGGACATTCAATCTTTTGATACAACTATTTCAGTCGTCTATGATCCATCACAAGATTTGTTGGGAACTTATGGATTTCCTGATAGATATGGTCTTCTGAAAATTGATGATGAAATTATTTTATATAAATCAAAAACTCAAACATCATTTACTGAATGTGTACGTGGTTTTAGTGGAATTGCGAAATATGGTAGAGGTAATAACCCAGAACAACTAGTATTTGCAGAGACAAATTCTGCAAGACACGCAGATGAATCAACAATTGAAAACCTAAGTGTTCTGTTTTTAAATGAATTTTTAAGAAAACTAAAAGATCAGTTCTTACCTGGATTTGAAGATAGAGATATTTCCCCTCAAGTCAATCAAAAGACTCTCATATCTAGAATCTCGGATTTTTATGATTCAAAAGGCACGGAAGAGTCCGTTAAGATTCTTTTTGGTGCTTTGTATGGAGAAGATATAAACATAATAAATCCAAAAGACTTTTTAATTAAACCTTCGGATGCAATTTTTAGAAAAACCAAAGACCTCGTAGTAGAGGCACTTGAAGGCGATCCTTTAGATCTAAAGAATAGAATTCTTTTTCAAGATTCGGTTTCCAAGTATGGAATTAGACGTTCGGAAGCACCAGTTGCAGATGTAGAAATTATAAAAACTACAAATAAAAATTATTATAGAATTAAGTTAGATTATGAGTACGACCAAGAAAATAGTCCATCTGAGTCAATATCTGCACCATTTTCTTCACATCCTTATACAAAATCAACCTCTGTAGTATCTTCTGGTTCTACCGTTCTTGACGTTGATTCTACCGTTGGATTCCCAACATCTGGTAATTTGGTAGTTTCGTTATCAAATGGATCAACACAAACTCTTTCATATACATCAAAGTCTTTAACTCAGTTTTTTGGAGTTGATTCAACCTCATCTTCTGTTAGTATTGGATCAACCGTAAGACTTAATGTTAATGCTTATGGATATCCAGGGATTTCAACATCAGATGTTGTTAGAGTTAGGATTGGTTCTGTATTAAAAAATGTAGAGAATTTAGATGATGGATTTTATCTTTCTAAAGATGACAGAGCAAGAATAACATTTCCCGGAATTGCAAACACAACATCAAAAGCAAACAATTGGATTTTAAACACTCCAATCAAATACACACTATCCGATCTTTCCTTAATTGATAACTCTAATTTTACTTACAGAGTTAAAACTTATGATGATAATATCTTTACAGTTGGTGATAGTGCTATTCTCTCCGATACAATTGCATCCACTATTGAGTGTAGAGTTGTATCTATAATTGATAGAAAAACTTTTACAATTAGAGGACCTGGTGCGGTTCCACAGTCCAATATCTATAGAATTGAAAGAAAGATTAAAAAGTCTTCTGTAAGTTCTACAAATACAAGGCATTCATATATCAATAATTACAACTCAGATATCCAAAATATATACTCAAACTTCTCAAATGATGTTTTAGTTGCTTCACCATCAATACCGTTCTATAAGAATCAACCTCTATCTTTTTACGATAGAGTAATTCCTTTGAATGGTTCTTTTAGTGGAGACACTTTATCAGTTTCTGGAGTTTCTGATCATGGATTCCAAACTGGTGACTCCGTTTATTACAAACCAGGACTACTACCCGTAGACATAAACGGAGATGGTGTAACTGATTTAAAAATTGAGAGTAAATTTGAAAACTTTAATGAAGGAACATATTTTGTTAAGAGAATAAATCCAAATCAATTAAAATTAGCAAGAAGTAGGGCTGATATTTCAAATGATAACTTTTTAAATATTTCTGGAATTGTAACAGCAAATTATATTCAACCTCTATTGTTTAAAGATGGTTCAATAAAACCACAGAATTTGCTAAGATTATTAACAAATCCCGACAATGAAAGTGGAACGTATGTAACTCCAACAGATTCTAGTATTGGAATTTTCGTTAATGGAGTAGAACTAACAAATTACAAATCTTCTGACTTTGTTAGATATGGTGAAATTGAAAGTGTTGATGTAACGAAAAGTGGAGATGGGTATGATGTAATTAATCCACCAATTTTAAGAATATATGATTCTATTGGAATTGGGGCAACTGGAACTGCTTGTATTAAAGGAAATCTGAAGAGAATTGAAGTCATAGACACTGGTTTTGATTATGTGTCAGATCCAGTAGTTGATATTACTGGAGGAAATGGTATTGGTGCAGAGGCAAGAGCTAGCACTTCTCTAATTACTCATTCCGTACCATTCTTTGCCACAGAATCATCTGCATATGTTGATATCACAAATAACACCATTGGTTTCTCAACATATCACAAATTTAGATCAGTTGAAAGAGTTGTATATAAAACTCAGGGTGAAACTGGAATAACGGGATTGACTACAGATGCATTTTATTATGTAAAAGTTGTTGATGGGCAAACAATTAAACTTTTCTCAAATGAAAATGATGCTTCGCTTGGTATTAACACGGTTTCCTTAAATGGATATGGAACAGGAGTTCATAGAATAGAATCCGTAGAAAAGAAAAGAGTTGTTACAAGCATTTCAGTTGTAAATTCTGGTCAAAATTATGAAAATAAAGAGAGATCTTGTAATCAGGTTGGTATAAACACCGCGTTAGGTCAGATTAATATTGAGAATCATGGTTATAATTCTGGAGAGGTTATTGTATATTCTACGACGGGTAATGTAATTTCTGGATTATCTACTAGTCTAAAGTATGTTGTAACAAAGGTAGATAATAATAATTTTAAATTATCGCAGGTTGGTATTGCTTCTACTAACAAATACTTTTATTATGAAACAAGACAATATGTAAATATCAAATCAACTGGAAGTGGTTTGCATACTTTTAACTATGAACCAATAAGTGTATCAATTTCAGGAAGAATTGGAGTATCTACTCTAACAAATCAAAACTTTAATGCAGTTTTACAACCAATTTTTAGAGGAGAAATTGACTCTATAAATCTAAAAACTGGTGGTACTAACTATGGATCTTCTGATATTTTAAACTATGATAGGCAACCAAATTATGAATTTTTAAGTGGAAAGGATGCAGAGTTAATACCAATTATCAATAATGGATCAATAACTGAAATAGTTGTCAATTATAGTGGAGAGCAGTATAATTCTCCACCAGACATAGTTGTTCGCGGAAATGGTAGATATGCAACACTAACTCCAGTAATAGTAAATGGTAGAATAACTGAAGTAAAAGTTGTAAATGGCGGTTCTGGATATGATCAAACAACATCATTATCTGTTGTCCCCTCAGGAGATGGGGCGAACATAAAATTCAATATCAAGCAGTGGAATGTTGACCTATTCCAAAAGAGTTTGAATATTATTTCTGATGATGATGGAATATTAAAGAAAGGATTAAATGATAGATATGAAGTTCAATATTCTCACGTATACACCCCAAGAAAACTGAGAGAATCTGTTTATCAAAAAACACAAGATAATCAGGTTAGATATGGAGTTTTTGATCTTCAAATTGTAAATGGTCAAGAGTCAATATCTAGGTTCCACTCGCCAATTATTGGGTGGGCATATGATGGAAATCCAATTTATGGACCGTATGGTTTCACTTCAAGAACTGGCGGAACTGTAAGATTAATGCAATCTGGATATGAATTAGTCAATAGACCAAACAGGCCAGCATTCCCACTTGGTTTCTTTGTTGAAGACTATGAATACAATAACTCCGGAGACTTGGATGAGCACAATGGAAGATATTGCGTAACTCCAGAATATCCAAATGGAACTTATGCATATTTTACAACAATTGAACCATCAACAGTAGAATCTGTAGCGCCATTTGTTGGATATAGAAAACCAGTTTTCCCATACGTAATAGGAAATACATTTAAGTCTAAACCAATACAATTTAACTTTGACAAACTTTCAAATCAAGATGATTTTAATTTAGTATCTCCTCAAAATTCAGAAACTGAAAAGAATTATCCAGGTCCTTGGTTAAGAAACACAAACTATTATAATTTACAAAGTGATAATACAACATATGAATATTTCAATTCACCTTTAAAGGACAATAATTACACTGCAACAATAAAAGCAGCATCTGACGGACAAGTTGAGAACATTGAAATTATATCGTCTGGAAGTGGTTATAAAGTTGGAGATAAAGT